TTAGCAAAATAATCTGCTAGATCTTTAAGTACTGCTTTCTTGTTCGCCATTATCCTGTTCCTCTTCTTGTGGTGGTCTTCCACCTTCTTCGGGGTTTGCTGCACTACCCGCAATATTAGCTGGTACTCTTAAGTCGTCGTGCCCTTCTAAAGGCTCTTTACCTAATTGTATCCTAGCTTCGTTTGGTGACATTATACCTGTATTTACCAGAGTTGCGTAATACGCTGCTTGGTCTCTCAACTCAGGTTGCAATGCTGGAATGTCAGTAACATTTTCAGCAAGTGCAAAACCAAAGTATCTTTCAAAGGCATATGCTATTTTCCTTACTATAGGGAGAATAGTCTCCAAGTAGTAAAGTCTGTGGTTAGGTCTAATATTTGCATTATTCCCACCATCTAAAAGTATAGGTGGAACACCCATAGCTTCTAAAATTATTTTCTCATTCGCTGTGATTGATGTCTGGAAATCCAATTCTTTGAAGTTAATTTTTGATAATTCATCAACTTCAAGTCCACCATCTAAAATAAGAGGGCGTTTACCGCCATTTTTTGGATTGTACCTAGTAGACCAGGCTTGCAGCATTCTTTCTTTAATTCTATCAGAAAGAGTGTTAGGGCTCTTAAGTACTAATCCTGGAACTGCTCCATTCTTGAAAAAGTTATCTTGAAACTTTCTCATGCTATCTAGCAAATACATTGTTCTATATGCTGGCTTCAACCTAGGGGTTCCACGATATATTGATTTAAATGAGTTTTCTTTAATATGTATAATTTCTTTCGTAGAATAGTCAACATGACCATCATATTCGAATTTCTCAATGTAAGTGCTAGTATCAGAATGAATAGTCACATTCTGTGCTGGAAGATGATATAAATGTCTTCCATCAAAATATACGAAAATATTTCCGTCTATAAGTAAATCAATTATAAGATTTCTCTTAAATGTGTTGATATCTTGAAACGGATTCGGTTCTTTATTAAGTAATAAGTCTACACGAGTTTTTCGAATATTTTCTACTACTGGTGCAATACCATTTACTTTGTTTCCTACATCATATTTTATATCTGATGCATCATCAACAATCATGTTTACAGCACGATTAACTACTTCTAGTTCTTCGTAAGCTGATCTATAATTATCTTTCTTTTCTCGGGTATCAATTGTCAACCCTTCTTCAAGGCCAATAAACGGTTGAGAAGGATTTAACTTCTCTTCGTTATTTCTGCCTAAAAATCTGTCATACCATGCCATGTTTTTCTCTCTGTTTCTCCACCCATCTTTTTTGCTTAAGTGCTGTCACTAGTTTAGGTCTCTTGCCATAAATACTGTGAAGCCTTTGATGGTGGGCTTTGCATAGTGTAGCAGCTTCATTGTAAATCTCATTTGTAAATTCTTCAATAAAGTTTTCACGAATTTTCATTATCTCATCGGCTGATTTTACCGTAATTTTATTACGCTTCAACCAAGTTTCGAGTAACTCAGTCATTCCGTAAAAGTGGTGAAAGTCTAAATCTTCTGTTTCACCACAGATAAAGCACTGGGTGTCTTTCTTATATTTAGATTTCGCTTTGTCTCTAACGTACTTAACTAAATCTCGTTTTAAATCCATAAATTCCTATTTATATAAAATTATACCAAAAATTCACCTTCATGTCAACATTTATTTTTAGGCAGGTCAAAACTAAAACGTACTTGCAGATGTCTCAAATGTATACAGCGCATATCTCAGAGCGTCTGACATATGACTTGCCATATTATGTTTTGGCTTTTCTTTAAGTAAGTTTGGGTTTGGATCCCACTGATATTGGTCAACTGCTGACAATGCGTGTGAACATCTTTGATCTACTATCAATTTATCATTATCTATAATACCGGCCGCATGCCCAATACCGTCTAGAACTGATTTTTTCGCATTGATAGTAGAAATATCGTAATTCTGAGCAAAATCAAACCTAGTTTGTTGTGCTGCAGAGTCAATATAAATGTAGTCAATGTTGTGTTTATCAATTAAACGGCGAATTTCGGCAGCGTGTTGTTCTGTAGTTCTTTCAGCGTCCATGTATTCATCTATAAGATAAAATTTTTGTTGATCCCAGTCGTATGCTATAACGCACAGCGCTGTTGGGTCTTTGTACCCAACATCAAGCCCCGCGAATACATCCATTCGACTAGTATCTAACTGACTGAGGTCTGCGACACACTCTTCAAAATTAAAATTCCAAACTTGTCCCTCATAAGTATTGAAATCAGCTAAATATTCTTGTGCGAATTCAGCTTGGGACATTGATTTCTTAGCTTCAATGATGTCTTCATCACTAAAGCGTGGGTTTTCATGATAGGTAGCTCGTATAGAGGCCCAATCTTTAAATTCATCACTAAACCCTCTGTGATAAAAGTCTGCAAACCAGTTATTTCTTCCCCTTGGAGTAGAAATAAAAACGGCTTTGCTATTGTCTTTGTCTAATGTAGGACGAAGTGCTACATTAAAAGCATCTTTTCCATCAGCTAGTGCTGCTTCGTCAAAGATTATTAAATCATAAGATCTACCAACAGTAGAATCTACCTGATTTACTGAACCCATTCTTATAGTTGAGCCATTTGATAGCTCAATTACTTTATCTTTTGCGTTATCTTTAGTAACTTCTAAGTCAAAATGTTTTATTAGTTGTCTTTGTAAGTCAAAAGAAATTTGCGATAATGAGTAGTTAGGTGACATAATCAATATGTTTGATCCTGGCACGAGTGAAACAAGTTGTCCGATGACATTTGCGATATATGTCTTACCCTGCCGTCTAGAAATAGCGGCGCATACAAATCTATATTTTGGGTTATTTACAGCATTAATTAATGCTTTTTGTGAAGTGTTGGGTGTTATACCCAATAAGTCCAGGTAAGAATCAATAGGGAGTTTAATGAATCTTTCCGCTGTAGGAAAATCCATAAAAGTATCACTAAGTATATCTTTTCTACTAATATCTAACATTAGTGAATAGTTCTAGTTAATGTTTTACCCAATAGAGTGTCTTCAGTAAGCACTCCCTCTGATTGCGCGATATGTAATAAGTATAAGTACCCCATACATATTTCACTCATCATTTGATCTTCATCTGAAATATGCCTTTCGGCCTCCGCTTTTTTACTTAGTGCGGATAAAGTACTACTACAAGTAATAGCAACTCCTTCTAGCCAGGCTTCTTTATTAATCATTACGACCAAATAACAGGTGTACCCAGTATTTCTGCATGAGCAGCAAATATCTGGTCTGTTTTATCTTTTCTGATGAATGTAACTTCACCATCAGCTAAAGTCATAGTTCCGATAGTATTATCATCTGCATCTGCAACTGTTAATAATCTATTTGTAGAACCTGAGTTAAATAATCTGACATCAGTAGAATCTTGAAATGTAGATGCAGCACCTACACTTGTTCCACAAGCTGCCTCTGCTCCTTTTAATCTGAAAGACATTTATTTCTCCTTAACGGATTTACCGTTCTTTGCTTTTCGTTTAGCTTTTAACCACGCATCATCGATATCAACGTCTCCGTCCATATCAGCATCTTTACCGTTAAGTATATTCCAAACTTTTAAAGCTGTTTCTTTTATTTTATTTACCATTTTACCTTGTTTGCCCAGTAAGCTGCTGACATCTTACCTTTGGCGATATTTTTCCTGTGCCTTGCTTTGAAAGACTTTCGTTTCATTTTCATTCTACGAGACTCTCCCTTCTTGGGCTTGCCAGCTGTTTTTGCTCCTTTTTGACCAAAACGAATTGTTTTGATCCTGTTTCCGACTTTTGCTACAACTATGTGTGACTTAGTCTTGTGTCCGGGCGTACGCTTTGGTTTGTTGAACCCGGATACGCCCGCTCTTTTTAATCTTGGATCTCTTCGAGATGTTCTTTTTCTACCTCTTACGGCCACGAGTACCCCTCCTTGCAAATGTTTTCACATTAGTAGGTCTTCCACCCACTCCTTGCTTCTTAGCCCTTTTTCTTCGGACTGCTGATTTTATCTGGCTTTTTGACATTCTGGCAGCTTTTGCGGCTGGAACACATTTTGGGTATTTACCCTTTTTCGCGTTTCTTCTGCCACAT